CTACCGCTTTCTATATACTCTCTAATTTCGTATCTACCTTCATCAGTATTAAGTACGTTAGATAAGTTTTTAGGTCCTATACCCCAGGTAAAAAATCTTTGGTTAGGAAACTCGTAGTTATAAGCTCCTGCTACTAAAGTTGTAATAAACACTTGAGTTCTACTATCACCTGTATTTAAGAAACCTCGAAGGCCTACATTTAAAAGACTAGGTGTAGTAGATGTATTATTATACTGTGTTACAGTAGCATAATCTGCTTTAGTAAAGAACTGAGTATCTTCTATCCATCCACTTCCGAAATTCTGTGTAGGGTAGTTAGTAAGTAGATTGCTTCGTGGTCCGTTAGATATGCCAAAGCTTGCTGTTCTAAAGTTGTATCCGTCATTAAGTAAATTATTTTGAGAAGGGTCTAAAGTACCTGGAAATACCTGTAAATAATTGTCGCTACTACCGGGATAGACTGTTACTGAACTACTAATACTTGTAGAGTAAGCTTCACCGAATTTAACGTTAAAAGTTTTTACTGCATTGGTTGGATTACCTACATATGAACCAGTAGCTGAAGGATCTAAAATATATAGTTGATTTATTTTCCAATAGTTATCATAAGATAGATAACTGTTAAAAATAGGAGAAGGTTGAAACTCTGCCGTACCATCAGGGTTAGGTACTTGATATTGTCTAACTAATAACTCAGTACTACCACTAAGATATACATCCATAACATAAGAATATTGCGGATGAGATATATCACTACCCGAAACCTCGTATACTAATTTAGTACCGGTTACATTCGGATTAGTTGGTTGTGATAGTAGGGTTATTGCCATTACCTGTCATATCTTTGATTTGCGTATCTATATTGTATTGTATACTGGAATAGCTTTGTTCTATTGTTACTCATATTCCAACGATAATCTGCATTAGTTATAACTATAGGTTTAAAGTCACCATTTTCCTGTACAAATACTTCCGAACTGTCTAACATTTGTGTTAACCAATCACTTTCTGTTTTAGAAATGTAATCGGTAGTTATTTCGTACTTATCTGTAAACTTAATATTGTATTGATCTGTACCTCTACGAGTTATATCGTAAGTACTTTGATAAGATGAATAATCAACGTTTGGTTTATCAAAAGAGTTTCTTTTTAAGTCAGTACTCTTTCTTTCCGGATTACCAACAGTATAGTAATCGTAATAACCGTAATTATTTACAAATACAAAAGTAGTTTGTTCGTCATTACAAGCTTCTTCTAACTCAAATGTAGTTAAAAGACTACTACCACTATCATATACTTTCATAAATTGCCAATCACTATTTTCAAAGTCATTACCAAATAAAGTACTGCCTGAACCAATAGCGTATTGCTCTATCTCATAATCTGCTCCTGTTAAAGCACCTGTATCTGTTGCACTAATAATATCTCCTGAAGCACTAACAAACTCTACTCTTAATTCTTTTGTACCTACTACGGAAAAAGGTGGAAGATACAAAGGTACTGTTACGTGGTTACCTTTAGATATCTTTCCTGTAGGTTGATCTGATAATAAATGAAAAGTATTATTTGGTGTATAGTTAAAAGAACCTGCATTAGGATCTACACTACCTAAGAATACCTTTATATCAGAAGTAGCACCTCCGGCATATACAGTAGTAGAACTACTAATACTAGTACCATAGCTTTCACTATAATGTAAAGTAAACTCTTTATATGAGTCTGTAGCTAAAGTACCTCCTGTAGTCTTCCAATCATTATCATACTCTAATCTATCGGCAAGTATTCTACTTACTTCTACTATACCTGTAGAGAACTCATTAGGGTAGGCATATAGTCTTGTTAGTAAAGTAGCACTGCCACTCTCTTTGACATCTACTACGTATTGGTATTGTGGATTGGTTGCAAGTGAGCTACTAATGCTATAAACAAGTTTTGTACCTGTTACGTTTGGTGATGTAGGACTTGCTAATACTGTTACTGCCATCTTATGCTGAAATTTTTATATCTTTTAATTCGTTGTTTATATTTGCTATAATGGTATCTATTCCGGCCTCACTTAATAATTCTTTACCTGTAGTTTGTAATACCGTTTGTATAGAAGGAGCTATGAATGGTCTAGGTTTAGGATCAGTACCTCTTTTACCAATCTTATTAGCTATTGCAAAAGCAAAGCTTTCTACAGACATTCCTTGTGGTACTGGTATCTTCTTAAATCTAATCCAGTCAATAAGAGGTTTAACCGGTGGTGGTGTACCTGGACGTCTACCATCTCCTTGATCTACAAATACTCCATAGGTAAGCATTGTACGTACTAGTTGATATTCGAAGTTTTGTTGTCTTACTTCGTACTCAATTGATTTAGCTAAATTACCAGTATAATAAGAACCGTTTTTCTTTAACTGTTCTGTCATAGTGGCTTTTAACTCGTCACCTAATCGTAATAATGCTTCTTCTATAGTCATTACTGAGGATAGTTACAATAGTCTAAGTTAAACGGTGTTATGACGTTAATGTTAGCTACCCATCCAAACACTCTATCTTGGAATGCTTCGTTAACAGGAGCTGAATTGTTTATTTGTACGTCATAGTATTGCTGTCTAGATGCCGGTCCAAAATTAAACCAAGCTACTAAATCGTATATATAAGTCTCTGTATTAGAAACTACATCTATACTATTACCTGCAGATAGTTTGGGTATATCTAAACTATACAATTCAAAGTTATAAGTCTTTACACGATCAGCTACAGTAGCCGATAATGGTCTCATAAAGATGTAAGGATATAATCTATCTACGGCAGAAGAATCTAAAAAGTCTATAGTACCTGAATCAAATGAAGCTACTTGTAAATGTGCATCTGCAGCTGCTTTCCAGGCATCTATAACGTCTCTATAAGTAAGGTTTACGTTAGCCATTATTTTATGTTTTCTATTTTTTGTTTATGTATCATTAACATACTAGCTATTTGATTATCGTTATACCCTTTACCTCTTAGGTCTAAGACTTTATCTCTCAAAGGATCTTCTTTAACAGCTACTTTCTTAGTTTTCTTCTTTTTTTCTACTTTAGGTACAAGTTCATCAAAGTTAAATGTTTCTTCCATAATTATCTTTTATATTGTGCCATTGCTTTCTTTTGTGCTTTGGCAAGTTCGTTATTATAGTCTTTATCTATCTCCAAATAATTTAACACCATCATAAGATTACAATCTGTTATAGATCTTCCGCCTGATATTTGAAGTACGTTGGACTTAGAGAGGTGGTAAATAGTCCCCCACCAGCCCCAGTGCTTTGCAAAAGAGTTTCCATCAGTACTTCCTCTTTGGCTATCATCTCCATCTTCGATATCTTCCCCTCCGAATATGCTATATTGTTTAAGTATAGACTTCCTGTGCTCAAAAAAAAACTAAGAGCACCTAAGAATATATGGATAGGAAAGTCTTTAAAGCTTTCTTCTCTATCTTTACGTATATCTGAGTCATAAGTTTCTATAGTATAATGATCAAATACGTTCTCTACCTTATTGTTTAACATTTTAATTTTTTGTTTAACAGCAAAAGATAGCGTCTTAAATTTATGCTTTGTGATAGGTCTATATAGTATAGCTGCTACCTTATGCATATTGTTTTCTAAGTCTTTACAAAGGTTTTCTAAGTCAATATATTCTCCAAGTGTTGCCTGTCTCATATGTGCATATCCAAGTAATTCACCATTCCATTCTATAATGCTATGAAACTCTTCTTTATGATCTGCAATCTCTGCAAATATATTTACTATGTTTGTAAGACTGTCCATATGCCATAATCTTACCTCTGACATAGGTCTACCGGTAATTTTAGATACTGTATGTACTATCTTACCGAAGTTGTTTTCATCCTTATAAGAGTTTATATCACAGTATTTCTCTATACTAATAAACTCAGGTACTTCTAATTTTAATGTTTCTGTCGCCATACTTAAATAAATATCTGTGTGTGCTAATAAAGTGCCTACCGTATATTTCCTCCAAAGGTAGGTGTTATCTTGTTGCTTTTGACTCCTGCTACTCTTATAGGACGTTTTTCCATAAACTTAACTCTGCTGTAGTTAGCCATCATAAGTGCATCTATATGGTCGTCATGACCTCCACCTATATGACCAAAAGACATCTTACCAGTAGGTGATAACTTATAAGTATATTGACCAAACTCTGTATGTAAGTCCGGACATAAATCATCACTAGGAAGTTCAATAGACATAGTCTCTATATCGTTAATTAGTTTTCGAACTAAATCTGTTTTATTATTTATGTTTGTTGTAAATGGTTTTACCTTTCTAAACTTATCTTTCATTAAGTCATAAGTACCTCTACCCACTCCGTTAATCTCAATATACCCTCCAACAACGTTATACCCTGTTAAAACATCGGTAAATCTTTTCGCTACGGTATTTAAGTCTGTATTCTTTAACGTTGTTATATTCAATACCTTTCCAATAGGAGAGATACAAACTAATACAGATGCATCTTCTGATAGGCCTGTATCGACACCTATATAAGCATCTTGTCCTCTTGGTTCTTCATACCTACCTAATATTGATACTTTATCTACGTTTACAAATACGTCATTAGAACTATCTACAAATGCTGCTTCAAATTCCTGT